CGGCTTCCCGGTACCTCTTAAAATCGCCCTTGATCCGAGCGTTGAACGTGCTCTGCGCAATTGCGCTCTGCGCATCATCATCTTTACCCATCATATACAGCGCAGACTCCTGCGCATCCGTTAGTGTTACTGTGAGTGTAATAGCCATGATATATACTCCTCGCCATACGGCGCCAATCTCGGGCATCTCGTATCTCGCCCGTGTTTTAATTATACTGCACGTGTCAACTCATAGCACAATTATTTTCTACAACTAAAGTTGTATTGACAAGCACTCGCTCCTGTGCTATAGCACGCGCGCCGCTCTCAGTATATACTCTTCAGTATAGATTTAATAGTATAGACTCCCCCCACCCTAAAAAATCTGAATTCGAATTCGCTGGCCGGGGACCACCAATATAAATTTTTAAAAAATTTGACTCTAGCACTATAGCACACGCAGCGCGAAGCGCGACGCAAGCGCGGGGCGGCGCAATGGGGTATTACGCGGTACGAATGGCTGTAATACTCTATTGATATTCTCCCCCTATCTATATATAGTAACCATAGTGCCTGACCTGCGTCGGAGAGGGGCGACAAGAATGAGCGAGTCTAAAATACTACAGAGTCTTGAAGAATTTAAGAACAAGTATGCTTGGGATAAATCCCTACTGACTGGACATTTCGCGCCCTCCGCGCAGGTAGCACCGGAAGCGGATTCTAGTATCGAGGATTATTTACGGGAGGCGCAAGCGGCGCAGCAATCGGACGCGTGGGAGCTTGTGCCTCGGGAGGTGCTGTGATGGGTGTTCATACTCCTGGCCGGCCTTCCGCCCTAAATCCGCATTTGCAAATGACGTACAAGCGGATGATGAAGATCGAGCGGATTGCGAGACTGACACTCGACCCGAGCGGATTTAGCAACGAGCAGATCGCAAACATGCTCGGGTGCAATAAGCAGACGGTTGTGCTAGTGCGGCAGCTTCCAGCATTCCATGCGAAGATCATGGAGATAAAGAGCGGTGTTATCTCTGGGTATGATGCCGCGCTACGCACGAATATAGATAACGCGAGGCAGGAACTTCGGGATATGGTTCCAGTGGCGCTGAATGTTATTAAGAATGCTGCGTTCGGAAAGCTTGGCTCGCAACTCCAGTACAAGGCCGCGCAAGACATACTAGACCGCGAAGGGAATCTAGCGAAGGTATCTAAAAGCAGTGTGAGTGTTGAAGTAGTTCCGAACATGCAGGTTGATCCACTTGTGGCATCAAATTTAATGTCTCTGCTGAGTAACGCGCCGCCGATTCAAGAAATTCCCTGCACAAGCACAGCGAACTCCTTTACTCAAAGCGCAGCCGCCGCTGAAATCAAGCAATACGAACTCGGCGAAATGACGAACGCGGAAACTCTCGACATACTTCTAGACGGAATCGAGCCCGCCAAGCTCCCGAATTAGTTAGCTCTGCGGTACACAGAATCTAAATCTTGCTGAGTGTTCTGGACCCTCACTTAGTAAGTCCCGATACCTGAAGCTGTGTACCGCATCTAACTATAAACTGAGTTTCAATATAAATCTCTTCAGGGTCGGGAGTGCTTCTCAAAGGGTCCCCAAGCGGAGGGACGAAGTCCCGACGCGCGGAGCAGGATCAATTATGAGCTATACCTCAAAAGATCTCCAAGATGTAGCAGCTCAAAATCTAGAATATGAATACAGCGAGACTGGCGGATTATATATACCGCGTGCTGTAACTTCTAGCTGGCGTGTGCTTCCGCCGGTGCATAATGACCCTACGACGCTGCGAATGATTCACCGGCTTAATTCACAAGGCTCGCTATTCTATTTCGCAACACGTGTGCTCGGCAAAACAAGATTCCAGAAGAACCCGAATCCAGATCAGAACTTACACTTTCAAATGTGCAAGGTCGTAGAAAAAGATGGCCTCAAGGAAGTAATTGAAATTCCTCGCGGGCATTTTAAATCCACAGTGTTTACAGAATGCTATAGTATGTGGCGCGCGCTTCCTTTAACTTACGAGGATGAACTTTACATGCGTGCTCTTGGCTACGGCGACCGCTGGATAAAGTGGATGAAGTACGTGCATAATCAGGATATTCGTATCCTGCTTGTATCCGAAGTTATAACGAACGCGTCGAAACTGGGCGTTCGTTTGCAAGGGCATTATCAGAATAATGATCTCTTTAAGTATATTTTCCCTGAGATTCTACCTGATGCAAGTTGCACACAGAATAAAGAATCATTCTGTCAGATGCGCTCGAAGGGTTCAAATGCACAAGGCGAAGGTACTTTCGACTTCATCGGTGTTGGTGGCGCACTTCAATCTCGGCATTATGATATAGTAATCCAAGACGATTTAGTAGGACGCGAAGCATACGAATCTGATGTTACAATGGCGAAAACTATTGAGTATCATAAATATCTAGTAGGCGCGTTCGATGCCGAACAAGACGATGGCGGAAGAGATAATGACGAACTCGTTGTAGGAAATCGCTGGAGTTATAAAGATCTGAATTCCTATTTGCGAAAAGAAGAAACCTATTTCAATTTCACGACCCATTCAGCCTTAGGCGGATGCTGCAATCTACATCCATTCGGTACTCCTATTTTTCCTGAATCCTTTAACTTTGAAAAACTGGCAAGATATAGAAAAAGACTTGGCACGTACATCTTCTCTTGCCAATATCTTAATACTCCGATTAACCCCGCGGAAGTAAAGTTTAAACTCAAGAGTTTACGACGGTTTGAGTTTGTACGAGATAATTCTTTTACATATCAGGATGTAATTCCATTCGATACTAAGGGCCGCACACGTACACGAACGAAAATAAATATCCGGCATAAGGTATTAGACGGTGACGTAGAAGAAGACATTAGCCCACGAAATCTAAAACGCTACATGATAGTTGATCCAAACCATTCAGGAAATGACGGACGGTGCAGACATGCTATCACAGTCACAGGAATCGCAGAAAATCCCAGACGCGTATATCTGCTTGATGTCTGGGCAAAAGCATGTGGAACTGATGAATTTATCGGAGTTATGCTCGATCTTGCCGTCAATGTTTGGAAACTCGACTGTATTTATATGGAGACTATTGCCGCACAGAAGTATCTCAAGTACCACATGGATTACATAATCAAGGAAAAATCCTATAAAGATCCACGATATGCCGCACTTGAGATTAAGGAATTAAAAACTCCCAAGACCGCGAACGCTAAAAAAATGCGTATTGAGGGACTCGGGCCGATATTCAGCCGCGGAGAGTTCTGGATCAACACTGTAGGAATGGAAGAGTTTATCGAGGAATTTGAAGCGTACCCCAGCGGTAAACTTATTGATGTGCTAGACACACTCGGCTACGGCCCACAAGTATGGGACTTCGATACAAACACAGACGAAGTTGAATTTGAGATTCTTCGCCGCAAGGAACAATACAAACGCACGATCCGAAATTCTTCAATGGGGTTTAATTAATATGGCCGAAGATTATATCACTCGTTCCGAGGTGATTGTCTTGATTGATGAGCGCGGCGAGAAGCTATCAGATAAAGTCGATAGTATGCATACTGATCTTACAAAACTCAGTGCTACTATTGGTGTCACGCTAAAGTATATTGCTGGTGGCGTTATGGTCTGGGCATTTAAACAAGTAATAGAATTAGTTCAAACATTCCATCATTAGGGAGAGCGATTATGAGTATTACGAGTATTTTAAAGGATGTAGCGGAGAGTCCTGTGATTATTGCCAAAAAGATCGGCGAGGTATTTACGATTATCGGCAAGGCTGATAAGGTGTTGAGTACCGTAATCACCGAGCAGCCTGAAATTAAGCTGGCGCTGCTCAGCACAGTAAACGGTGCGCTCGCTATTGGCGGTGATATATCAACAGCGATTGCAGCGAAGGGTTTGAATTGGACTGCAGATACTCAGGTTGTCGCTGATGTTGAAGCATATTTCAAGAATACAATCGAAGGGCAGCTTGTTCCGCTGATTGAGAAGTTGTATGCAGACATCGCAGTTGATATTAAAACACCCGTAGCATCAGTAGTGGCTCCTTCAGCCGCAGCAATCGCAGCTGGTATGTCCCCTACGCAAGCAACAAGTTAGGAGATTTTATGGCTAAGTTTACTATATTTCTTACGGAAATTGGTAATTTACCTCACGCATTCTGGGGAGTGCTTATAACATTCTCCTCTATGTTTATCGCAGTACATTACAATATGGCTATCGGTTATTATTTTGCCGGAGTCGGTTCAACACTTCTGGGTATAAAGGGTATTTCAAATGCCAGCAATTCAACCGATCAAAATTAATTTCGGTAAAGATGCCACAGAAGAGATGTGGAAGTGGGTGGAAGAGACAACCTCGTATTGGTACGAGAGGACGAGGAATTTCCGTGAGGTCAAACTAAAGGAGTTCGCCCGTTTGTACAAGGGCACTCCTCTTACGGAGATTCGTGATACTCCTTGGCCCGGAGCTTCTAATATAGAGATTCAGGTTGTAGCAGCAAATTCTGATAATCTTCTATCTCGTGTTATGGCCATGTATATGACTGACCCACTTTGGACAGCTAAGATATACGGAGATATTGAATCCGGCAAGGGCGACGATCAACGCTCTGCCGTTGAAAAATTTCTTGGGAATATGGCTCTTGATCCTGCGGAGCTTGATTTCTACCGCGTTGAGGAAGCATGGTTCTCTTCTACCATTCGTAACGGCACTGGAATTATTAAATTCCCTTGGCTGTATCACGTCGAGACACAGTATGTTTCTACTGGAGATATAGCAGCAGAGGAATCTAAATATGAGATGCGGGATGTTATTCGATTTGATGGCCCTCGTCCTGAGAATGTGCCTCTGAATAAATTCCTCACTGATATTAGTTTTCAGAAACTAGAAGATTCTAAATTCAAATGTCATATTATGACATGCTCGCGTAAGACACTTGAGGATAAGAAAGCACTCAAGTTCTTTTCTGATGAAGATTTGGATAAAATTATCGCTCAGCCGGACCGCTCACAATCGGATGCCCTGCAAAATTATATCGAGCGCCAGCAAGGAATTCAAGATACGGGTTCTGGTTCTCTTGCTGATGAATACGATATTTATGAATGCTGGTATCGGTATCAGCACAACGGGCAGAATCTTAGATTAGTATGCTTGCACCACCCACAGAGTAAGACGCGACTTGCAGCATTTTACAATTACTATCCAGAGAATATGGATATATTTGAGGATGCAAAGTTAGCATACGATGATGACCAGTATTATGGTTATGGTTTTGCTGAGATGTTGAAGTCTTATCAGGATGAAATTTCAGAACTTCATCGGCAGCGAATTAACGCTAAGACACTTAGTAATACGACAGCATTCCGTGTAAATAAGAGTAGCAAGTTGCATTCAATCCTTCAGTTTTATCCTGGTGTTTTAGTACCCGCAGACGAGAAGGAGATTGAGCGGTTAGAAACTGGCAACATCCAAGCTGATAATCTTGATGGCGAGAATCTTTCACTAGCACTAGTCAAAGAGCGTACTGGTATCGATCCAGCAACAGGAGGTACAGGTGGCGGGATTGTCAATAGCAAAAGAGGAATATATAGTAGCCAAGGGACTTTCGCGGTCTTACAACAACAGAATTCTCGAACTGGATTGCGCATGTCCGATATGCGCAGTGCTCACAGCAGAGCCGGTTCAAAGTTTGCAAAGATGTACGCTAGCTTCGGACTTGGAAAAAAGCTCAGGCAATTTGGTGATAACGCAGATGCGCTACGAGAGGCGTTTGAGAATATCAAAACTGGTAAACTTGGACTATCGGTTCGCGCGTCTACGGCATCGATGAATAAGGAATTGGAGAAGCAGAATGATATTATGCTTTCTCAGACTCTTACTCAGTTGTACACACAGGATGCGCAGGTTATTCAAGCATTAGGAACCCCTGGAATTCCTCCAGATCTAGCCCAGTATTACACAGAAGTTCTTCGTGCTAAGCAATCGCTGTATAAAGAAATCGTACAGAATTTCGGCCACGATGATGCAGCAAGATTAATTCCAGTTCCAGCAATTATCAAGCAGGGGAGAAGTAATGAATCTAATGCACAGCAAGGCGCTGGTGGCCAATCCCAACGTTCGCAATCTTTCCCCGGAGGAAGCCCTCAAGCAGTTAATGGAGGCCAAGCCAGCAATCAAGGAGCTATTCCGTCTTCCAGCGGGACAGTTTCTGGTGGAGTACCTACTGGCACAAGCTGATTTGTACAAGGATGAATTTTTTGATAAACAGGATGCTACTCCCGAAGATAAAGCATATCTTCGGGGGCAGCTTCAAGTCTTTGATGATATTATAGGGTTAGTTGCTTTTATGAATGCTTTTAAGGTTTTGCAGATTAATAAATAGGGAGAGGATTATGGGATGGTTTAGACAGAAGGACGGGTCGTTAGCACCCGGAGAAGATAGGGATGGGCTTGCTGATGTTGAATTCAAGCCTGAGAAGTTCAAGGAAGAACTAACTAATACGCTGACTGAAAAGTTTGCAGCCCAGGAAGCTAAGCAAGCTGAAGCAATGAAGCCAATGCAGGAAATGGCAGAGTTGATGAAAGCAGAACGTGCGGAGCGAGCGGCAGCGGAAGCCAGACGTGTTGCGGCGGCTAAGCAAGAAGAGCAGGGAGATTTTAGCGAACGCATGATGCTTGATCCTGAATCTGCGATTGAAGAGAAATTGCAGGGAACGAATAAGGCACTTATGCTTCTAGCTGCTCGTGAAGCGAGGCGTGAGACTCTAGATTCTAAGGAGTATTATCATGGCGCTATTAAAGAGCGTGCTGATGCTTTGATTGAAACACTTCCGCTAGCGCAGCGTTCAAATGCTGGGTCGCTTGAGAATTGCTATAAGATCGCTTGCTTTGATAACCAGAAGGAAATTACCGAGGGCAAGATCAAAGCACGGAATACGAGCGGAATTTTCGAGGGCGGGTCTACAGGAGCACCGAGTGGTTCTGGGAGTGCAGAAGCTCACGATAATCTTAGCGTTGAAGAAAAGCAGATGGCTAAGAATTTCGGTATGAGTGAGAAGGAATGGGGAGCACAAAAACGGGAGATGAGTTATGTCTAATGAGAAGGAAGTTGAAGAGTTTACGGCTGATCTTCGTGCAGATGATTTGAAAGGTGCAGCCCCCGCCAAGCACACAATCGCTAAGCCGCCTCTTGATGTTGCAGATCCCTCCAAGCCACTTACAGCGGCGGATGTACTAAAGCTCTCGCAGCAAATTGAAGCGAATGTGCGCAAGCAGATCGCGGAAGCTAAGTTTGATGCCGGAATGTCAGGACAGATTTTGCCAAAGCGTGTTACTCCGATTTCTGATTTCTCAAATGTAACTCTAGACCAAGTATACGATATCGATTTTCCAATCGAAGCAAAGCCTTTTATGAGTGCCGATGGGCTTGTGGTAAAGCTCAAGGATACGAATTACGAGGCGCGCTGGGTTAATAAAAATCCTCAGCGTATCGGCGAGATGCTGGGAAAAGGCTTCACATATATTTGCCCCTCTGATTTGCATTCTGAAGGGAGTCAAAAAGCAATTGAGCCTTCTCTAGATGCAGAAGGTCATTATACAATCAATGATGTTGTAGCAATGAAGATTGATAAAGCAACATACTACAGAGCACTGCGTTTCGCCCATGAGCGGGCTGTGGGTACAACTAATAATGTAAAACTACACGAGCGCGCAGCAAAAGCAGCTAACACGTATATGCAGCATTCAGATGCTCGGAATGATTTTCAATCAGCATCTAACGAGCGGAAGATGGCGTTTTATTCACCAGATGTAACAATTTAATACTGAGGTTTAAATATGGCTGGACCAAATCTTACATATCATCAGCCCATCTATACGGCGCAGACCACTACTGGTCTGACTCCGCTAACTGGGGCGAATTCTGAACAGTCTGGACAGACTTTTAAGCTCGGAACTCCTGTCCAGCAAAATGCTGGTTTTATTCGAGCGTGGGATGGTGCTACAGTAGCGGCTGCGATTGCTGGATTTAGTCTGACTAATGGATTGAACCTTGGTACAAGCGGTGCAGGCGCTCCGGGCGCTTTTGGGCAGATTGGACCTCCGGGAGCAATTCAGACTTATGGCAATGTTCCTAATCAGCCGGCGGCTTTTAATATTGCTGTAGGCACTCCTATTTCGGACGGTCGTACTCTGTTCGAGTCTGCCGTGGACGATAATATCTTCGAGGCTACTTTTGATAACTCGACTGGTACTGTAGCAGCCAATTATACTCCGACACAGGCAATGATTGGGACACAGTTTGGACTCACAATCGATGCTAGTGGTCAGTGGTATGTTGACGCTGCTAAGACAACTCCGGGTACCAACACAGTAGTAACAATGGTTGGAATTAATCCAATCGACCTCACAGCAACTGGAACTACCTACATCGTAAATGCTCGTGTGCGCTTCCAGGTTCTCTCCTCGGCAGCTCAAATTATCATAGGTTAATAGTACAAAAAGGATATAAATTATGGGAACACAAGTTCGTGGAGCATTTCCTAAACTTATGGCTCCGGGGCTGCATAAAATCTACGTTGATGCACTTGAGACAGAACAGCGCGCTGAAGAGTATCAGGCAGTTTTTAATGTAAAGACCTCGGAATCTGAGTACGAGCAGGACTTGAAGATGGCCGGATTCGGCCCGCTTCAGGAAAAGCCGGAAAATACGCCCGTAGCGTATACACAGATGATTCAGGGTGGAGATAAGCGGTATATTCATCTTACTTACGCGCTTGCTGTTCGTACCTCGAAAGAGCTATGGCAAGATGCTAAGTATGGTGTTATTAAGACCGCTCCTAAAGCTCTGGCTCGTTCGATTCGTTATACTAAGGAAATCGTAGCGTTCAATATCTTTAATCAGGGGTTCTCTAGTAATGTCACTACGACTGATGGAGTATCTCTTTTTAATAACGCTCATCCTCTCCTTGGTGGGCCTAGTGCTACTAGCACCTGGGCTAGTCTTCCAAATCTTATCAGCGCAGCCGGCACTTTCCCTAATCGTCCTGCTACTGATATTGATCTGTCGTTTACTGGTGTGCAGTTGGGCACTACTCAGTTCGAGAGACTAGTAGATTCTCAGGGCTTGCCAATTAATCTGAAGCCGACTAAGGTTTTGATCGCGCCGGAGAATCGTTTCCTCGCGCGTGAGATTTTCGGTTCCAGTGGTAAGCCCGCAACTGATACGAATGACATCAACTCTTTGCTCGGTGAAGATTTGAGTTACATGGTATGCCACTACTTTACAAATGCTGGCCCGTGGTACATGACTGCGGATAAGAAAAATCACTCGCTTACTGTGTTCATGCGGCAGAATCCTGAAGATGAATTTGATGAGGATTTTGATACCGGAGCTATGAAACAGAAGACTACCATGCGTATGTCTGCGGGCGCTACAGATTGGCTCGGAACTTGGGGCAGCAACGGAGCTTAATGCTCGCGGTCTACTGAGCGGAGGTAGACGTGCTATGACCAACACTCTATACAGAGTTCCTTGATTCATAGCACGTCGGCCCCACTAGATTTGGCCCTCTCCCCCGTCTAGTGGGGTTTTAATAGGAGATATTATGGCATTGACGATTTGTGAAGCGATTGCGAAGATGGAAGGGTTTGGGGTTGCGGGTGGGCGTGCGACACGGAATAATAATCCGGGGGATATTGAGTTTGGAGCGTTTGCGCATTCGTTTGGGGCGTTGAGGATTGAGACTATTCCGCCTCCACGGACTCCGAGATTTGCGTATTTTCCAACTGTGGAAGCAGGATTCGCTGCGATGCGCGCGCTGCTGAAACAGCATTATGCTGGGCTTTCGATTGCGGATATGATTTATAAGTATGCTCCTCCGGTGGAGAATAACACGGAAGAGTATATTAGGAATGTCTGTACATGGACAGGACTTACACGAAATATACTTATTGATAATTATCTGTAGGAGGATGTATGAGCTACGGACTTCCTAATAAGCATACGTGGGGCGAGGGAGCATGGGCGTTTTGCTCCCGTTGCGGGGATCGAACTCCGATTAAAGATATGCAATGGCAGCGCGGTAAACTTCTCGATGCGAAATGCTTCGACGCATTCCCGCTACTCGGCCAGATCGACAAAGGTATCACAGACGCTCTCAGCATGATAATCCTCGAACCAGATTTACAGCCGGATCCAAAGTTAACAATGCCTACGCTTGATGGGCAGAATGATGATATATTCATTTAAAGGAGATTTTTGATATGAGTTGGCATGGGCATAGTGATGCTGAAATTATTCATACAAATAGAAAAGAACGTAAACAAGGATTTTATGACCACGGCACTAAAGCATATGATAAACTAAGTGTTGCCGCCGATAATGATCCTAGACCTTTTAAATCAAATAGTCCTTCTATGCGACTAGATAGATTAAATGATAGGAAATTGGGTAATCACGAAGTTTCTGAATCGCAGCAAAAAGAATTTAATAATGAAAACCGTGCTGTTGCGCAAGCTAAGAGTGCTGCTGCATTAGGCCTTAAATATAAAAATACAAATAGGCGGGCACCAGAAGGTGGCCCGGCTAAATAGTCAGGAGCTACAATGGCAAATAACATCAGTGCGAATCCTTGGTATTTGGATACTGCGAGTACGAATCTCGTATGGCCGGGGCGAATTTATATCAAGGATATGATCTGGAATGATCCTATAGCAGCGGCTACGCTTACTGTAAAAGATCAGAATGGGAATATTATTATTAATAAAGTAGCTGCTACAACTGATCCATTTCCTACTGGCACCCTTGGCTGGGTAAATGGTCTGGTAGTAACTGCTATGACCTCCGGCACTCTTTCCGTATTTATCAATAAGTAATAGGATACTAATATGCCCAGCGGACTTCGTAAGACGACAGGAAATCATTTCGAGATCTATTACGAAGAGCCGTGGGGCGGAGTTGCGTCGGATAAGAGTTCGGTGGATATTGCTGAGAATCAGTGTGTTAAGATGGATGGAGTTACGATTAAGAACGGCTTGCTGTGCTACTCGAATATGGCGAGTCAGAATTCTGTCTGGGATTTGGAACTTATACCTCCTAAGGCAGTACCTGAGTATACGTTTATTGTATTACCATTTACGTATACTTTTGTTATCGATACTGCTATAACACTGAATTACGGGCTTTCTAGTATGTATGCCGGTGGAATTCTAACAATTCCAGACTCCTCGATATTCATAGTCGGGCAGATAATCCAACTCGCAGGTCTCGCTACTCCTTGCCCTAATCCCATCACTGATTGTATGCGCGTGACGGTTACTCAGATTATAAACTCAACGCAGGTGCGAGTGCTCAGTGTGCTCGCGACAACTTCAAACCAATTCTCGTGCGCTACGCCCCTTGGTGGTTATACTGGGGTGGAGTATTTTGGCTCTAATCTGTCCGCTCCGCAAACGCCGTATAATGCGACCCTGCCTTTGCTCTCAGCTACTCCTACATTCCTGGACACAGATCCCAGTAGCCCTACTTATAATCAATACAGAGGACTGGAAGTGTTGTGGGATTTTGACGCTGGCCCCGCTTATGTTATTGGCCAAGGAGTACAGTTTACAATCACAGGTTGCGATAATCCAGCATTAGATGGGCTGTATACTTATATTGGCGGTATTACTGTTGGGTATGTTACTGGCTCCGGCGGAGACGACCAACCAGTTCCCGCGCTGCTGCCAAACGGTACGGCAGCGGGGACTTCTGGGACTATTAATTTTCTGAACGTAGATTTACCTATCCCCGCGACTCCGACTGATTATTATGCGGATGCTTACACATCGCTGATTTTTAATGCCTCTAATTTCTTATGTGCTGTAGATCAATATGGGCTTACTTATATCGCGACGCTGCAATCAGATGGTACGATTAAATTCCAATTCGACCAGTTCGCCTCTGGGGGGGCTAGTCTTATATTTGGCGCTCCATCAGCAGTGAAAGTAGTGAATGGGATTGCGTACATTGCGTATTATACTCGAAGTGAGTTATACGCATATACACCGACAGTGTCTTATACTCGCGTATCTACATACACAGCAGGGTTATTTATCGATATATTCGACGAGTATATGATCCAGCTTAATTGCAATTCCGCTGTGGATGGCGTACAGCAGACACTCGTGAGCTGGAGTTCCCCGGATGCGTTTGGTACCTGGGATCCTTCCGTGAATAGAACTGCGGGCTTTAATCTTCTAACCTCGGTCGAGGATTTTATTTCAGGGTTTGTTGCGGTTGATAACGTAGGGTATATATTCAAGCGTACTGGCGTTACTCAGATGACGGCGACAGGCGTAGCGATTGGCCCTTGGGCTTTTACTACGTACTGGAACTCTACTATCGGGCAGGGGCTTGTATTTCCATACACTCTTAAACAGTTTGGGCGTTTTACATTCTTAGCTACGGATAGTGATATTTATGCGTTTTATGGTGGTTCATTTACACCTATTGGATCGCCCGCGCGAACAGCGATCTATAGCAGTTTTAATGTAAACCCTCCACTAGGGGCTTTATCGAATGATCTAGTTACTGGCGGGATTAATATGTACCCGTTTAATGATTTAGATCCGGGTACAGAATATGTATTTATTGCCGCTACAGCAAGCGTGGCTGGTAATGTGGTTTTCTGGTCTTACCAAGCGAACGAGAAGGTTTGGACTACTATCACTAAGTCTATATCTGAGCTACTGTCGGATTATGTCGCAGGGGCTAATTTTGTACAGGTAAATTTCATCAAAACAGCAGCTGTGTATTTGAATCAGTCAAGTGGTGGCGCTGTAACAACGCTTTCGAATTTGCCGGTGATGCTTGTGTATATTAATTTCACGTACACAATACTTGAGATCTCGTATACCAAGACATTTATTTACTATAATCTAGTAAATACTCCTACCGCGGATGTAACTAGTATTACAATACCTCCAGGGAATCTTAATCTGGTATTTCGTGCTGAGGAGATAAAGCTCGGATTTACACGTAAGTGTACGATTCGTAGAGCAGTAGTTAAGGCGTATGGAACTGGTACTCTGGCAGTTAACATTACTGATATTGCCGGTGTAGTCACGTCGCTTGGAACTATTGTACTTGATGGGACTAATAACCAGCGAACATACTATACCCCATATGGAATGGCCACTGTAGAAGCGCCACAGCTTAGTATCACTTCTACGAATTTCAACGGGGCAATTGTTAAAGTAATGCTCGCTGGAACTTACGCAGATGGGGATATAGACTAATGAGAACACTAGTTCCTACTCCTACTATCGAGCAGCACACAGTTAATACGAACTTCGCACTCGTGCTAAATGGTAATGTAAGCCCTGGAAATGGGCTTACATTTGATTCTAATGGGCAACCATTAACGTACAGTACATCGAATCAAAGTGGGATATTGCTTAGGATTGGGGCTGCTGGGAATCCGCACGGCGCGCCTTTTGCCTGGGTCACCTCTAATGCAAATCTTACCGTGCAGCATAATTTGAATAAAGTACCATACGGATTCCATTTAGTATCAAAGAACAAAGCGTGTGATGTGTTTCAAGGAACTATTCTGCCTACGGCAATGAACATAACACTACAATGCACAGACGCAACAGCGGATATTACAGTATTCGTTATGGTATAAGAGGAGAGTAAATGGCGTATCCATATACAATACAGGATTTGCTCTGCGGGATTGGCGCGAGTCCTAGTGCTCCGACTGGTGGCGTTTGGGCGAAGCTGTCACAGCGTGCGGATGTGTTTACGCTCGGAGTGCAGTGGGTTGCGGACGCGGTGCTTGAGTTGAGCCAGAATTATCCATTTCAGGGACTTCAACGTACTACGGCAGCACCAGTGCAAATGACGACCGGAGTATACCAATATCCATTTAGTACATGGGTGAATGCTGGTGATATTCCAGCATTTGGTACCACGGCGAATCCGAAGCTCATCCCAAGCTTTTTTATGTTTTATAACAATCCATTGAATACAACACAGGGATATAATCCTGGTATTGGATTGATGTATAAGACTATTGATTCGCTTGAGCTTATGTTCAGCACTCCGGGTACGCCTGCATATTGGACGCGATTTAATAACCAAGTATTTATCGCACCACAACCCACTAATGCGTATTGGTCATATATGCGGTATCAGATACAGCATCCGTTCTCGAATCCTCCAGTGCTGGCAGATGAGATATTCTTAGATGATGACTGGCGGGAGATTATTGAATATGCAGCGGCATTACGAGGGGCGGGTGATCTGCGAATGTTGGACTATTCAACACAGTATCATAACATACTTTATGGCGACCCTAAAAAACCTGCGGATGTCGGTTTGCTCACTGCCCGTGCCTCGACTATGGAAAACGATATAGTATCAAATCAAGGAATGCGACAAATTCGGCCACTAATGAGGAGATGGTAAATGGCTACACAAGCGACTGTTCCTACAGCAACGGCAGCGTCCGCAACTCCTATTGCTGCTACTATTCCTACTGCGGCTATTCCAGGCACAGCGACCGCGAATGCTCAGACTGCGGCTAATCCATTTGCTCCAGCGGCTGCGGCTGTTCCGACTGGCGCAGCTCCCACTACCGCCGGAGTCGTAGCGCCAAGTACCGCGCAGACTAATGGGATTAATTGGGCGGATGGCTCGAATACTGTGACCGGAGATTTTAAGGACACATACGGCTCAGGTACTGGAACGGCTATTACTAGTGTGCTTCAGAATCTTGGTACCGCGACCGATAGTGCGGTACAGGCTACGATTGCGAATACAAATCTGGAGGCCGGTGAGCAGGCTGCGAATATCACATCTGGAGAAGCGGCTAGTGGCGTGACTGCAAATTCTAGTACGGCAGCGCTGGCCCAAGGCGATTTCTATTCTGGTGTGAATAGCAATCTGCAATCTACAGTCGCGAATATGGAGTTGGGCGAGGAGAATACGCTGCTTGGCGCGCTGACGAATGAGGGTTCTGCGCATGGCTCGGATTCTAGTTTTCTTGGAACGCTCGGAGATGTGCTAGGCGGTGGTATCGTTGGCGACGCTATTAGTTCTGGCGCTAATGCTATTAACAGCACAGGAGCTTCTGGAACCGGGACATTTAGTGAGATTTTGAGCGCGCTAGGATAGGGGATAATAATGGCAGATCAAGTAGCAGTACCAGCAACACCGCAGGTTGCGGATATTACAATACCTGCTGATGCACCTAAACCTGATATGGAGAATATCAGCCAGGCTATGGATTCTGTGGCGAAGCAGTTACAGGCTCCGTTGCCGTCTCCTTATACACAAGGTGCTATTCCGGCAGAGCCTAATATCAAGCCCGTGCGAGAAGCTCCGAATCCGCAGCAAGTACAGCCGATGAATAATACGGCTATGGCTCAGAAGAGTGCTCGAACCGCTAATGGGATTCGTGGGATTCTAGGACTTGTTTCTTCCACGAGTCAGAAGTTTGCACAGAATAAGCAGGACCAGCTCAAGACTAAGCTTGTTGATGTTATGCAGTCGAAACAGCAGATTGAGAATGCGAAGAAAGTGTTGGCTCAAGACCCTAATAATCAGATGGCTAAGGGTGTGCTAGAGGCTAATAGTAAGAAATTGGAGGCTATTCTCAGCGACCCTAAGAATGAGAAGCAGCTGAAGAAAGCACTTGATATTAGCTATGTTGATCCTGAGAAGAATAAAACTCCTGAAGTTAAGGCTGCTGTGGCAGCGGATAAGGAAGTTAAGGGTGCGGGAGCATTCAGTGCGGCGAATCCACAGGAAGCTCAAGTCGCGCAAATGGCACAAGCTCCGCCGAAGTTTGCAGCGCCAGCACAAGCTAATGTAAAATCTACAACTGGAACTCCTGAGGTTATGCAAGCGAATCCCAGAGCAGCGGCGGCGCTGGCGAAAGATACTCCTACGCTTGAGACGAATCCGCAGTATGCGGTCAAGCTTCAGCAGAGGGAAACAGCGCAAAAGCAGATGATGACTCTAGCTCCGCATCTTATTGACGCTAAGGCTAAGGCTGAGTTAGCTGCATATAATGCTGGGAATCAGGCTACTAGATTGCAGTATAAAGCTACAGCTGATATGCAGCTGGCCGCATATAAGGCCACAGCGCAAGCGGATAGGCTTACGTCGAGCGAGAAGACTGCCGCCCAGTTGAAGTACCAAGAAGGAACTAATCAAGTCAGAGCTGTTATGGCCCGTGCTAGGGCGGCAATGGGAGTTACTAATGATCCTAGATTAAATGCTGCCGTCAAGGAAAAAATCGGGCAGGCACAGATATCAACGCTAGCTGGCGAGCTGGATAAAGCTACGGCTGCGCGAGATAATCTAGAGCTACAATATAACGCAACCACTGACGAGGGGCATAAACAACAGCTACAAACAGCTATTGATTTTACAAACTCTTCAATCAAGCAAATCGCAGCACTGAAAGAACAAACAGCGACTAGCTTCTTCCCGGATAGTGTTAAAAAACAGCAAGCAGCAACCCAAACAAATGCTCCGCAGCCTGAACAGCCCTCCGCGCTGAGTCGTTTTTGGAGCTACCTAACCGGCGGCGTAGAAGATGTTCCGACAGAAGGCGATAAGAGTACTCAGGGAGCGCAGAGTAATGGACAACAACCAGCAATCGAACCAGTCGGGAATACCACAGACCAGCCAAGTGAATCCGGCAAAGACGACGGTAGCGAAGACTCCGATCAGTATTGACCATAGTTATATTGCTAAGCTCCCTACGTTTGCGGAGCGTGGTTCTGCTATTGCGAAGCGATTGGAAGATATAAAGGCGAATCCTAAGTATCAGGCGTTGCCAGAAGATCGTAAAACTAAGGTACGAGCGGACTTGTACAATAAGCTCGTACCCGCGTCTTATGCAGGATTTAAGCTTCCAGTCCCGGATAAGGAAACTTGGGTCGCTGCTTCTGGCCGTGATGTTACTATGAACGGTAAGCCGATATCTCAGACGTTTGAAAAAACTAAGGCCGAGGGGGGGCGATCTGATTATTGGCGGCGTAACACGGAAAGCTTTCAGGATATTGAAACAGGATTTAAATCGAGCGCGAATAGTATGTATATGTTCGGGCTAAAAGCTACAAATGCGATGGTTAATGATATATTTGGGCTGGCGGAACATTTTACACATACGCCACATGCTGAGATGCAAAAACTATATAACCAGTTTGATACTCCGAAAGTGCTTGCGACGCAGATTGCGGCGACCAAAGCACGGATGCAAAATTATGATTATTGGTTGCAGACGCATCCGAGAGATACGGTTGTTGGGCGATTGGATAGTAAGCTAGGGGAGGCGTTAGCAACACTGCCGTTGTATGAAGCTATAGATACTGGTATGCTAGCGAAAGCGGGGGTATCTAGGTTTGCCCCGAGTCTTACTACGAAGCTTGCTGCGAGCAAGACTGGTACGTTCGTCGCAAAACGTTTAATGAATGCTAGTGATGGATTTCTTACCAGTCTTGTTACGAGTGGCGGCAATACATCAGAGGCTAAAGCTGGGGCGGTCGGATTCGCAATCGGTGCGCCTGTATTGGAGGGTGGAGGTAAATTAGGTGGCGCTGCTATTACTAAGATCGCGTCTGCTCCGTTAATCAAGAAGTGGACTGCTAATGTTATAGCAATGGGCGGCAAACCATTTGCGGAGGAACTTTCACAAAGTTCCTGGCATGAGCTGTCACCAATGGCGTGGTGGCTACAGTATGGAAAAGAGTGGGGAGTAAAATCCGCTCATGCTGCTGTAGATGGGACTAGACTCGGTCCGGAGCTTATGATGTTCCCGGAAGCAGAAGGTAAGGGGCATTTTGTAGCTGGGAATAAGGTATATAGATATGCAACACGCGAGACGCAGCAGAGATTATTCGACCAACTTACAAAAGAAAGTCATGAGATTCGTGCTGTAAAAGACCCGGTGATGGCTAAGCTGCATGAAGCTGAAAAAGCTTCTATGGAGTCGATTGCACTGGCGAAATTCGGAAAGAAGAATGCGGAACTTAGTAATGAGCAGCGTATTACTGTTGCTAATGTTCGTATGACTCAGATTCGGGAGGCCGCGGAGGAAGCGCCATCGCATTTGCCAGAGGATGTAAAGCAGGAGGTTGGGCAACAGATTCAAGCAGCACGCGTTCAGAATCCAGAACTTAATGCTACGATGAAGCAGTTTGAACAAAAGTACGGGATTAATTTTCCGGAAGCTCAGGCTGAGAATATAATCTCGCGTAACGAGGAAAAGACCGGGATTAAGAATGCGGCTGTAGCAGGGCGAAAGCTGGCTAAGACTTCTGCTCTGACTGTCGGCGCGGTAATTGATACTAAAACATATGCCTCTCTTCGTACTGATACAATGTCGTATCTTAGAGCGCCACGGAATAGGGAGCAGCTTGTAGAAGCACTCGGGCCGGTTGCGCATGAGAATTGGGCG